ATCCAATCTCACGTTCAGTTAAGACCCATCCTCGATGTGATGACATGCGACATAATGATCCGACTGTTTGTGTCAATCTAGCATCAGGACACTTCGAAACCATAATAGCATCGTCTACTCTATCATTTTTGTGTAGCCATTCCACAATAAACTTCTTAGCCATTTTACCGTCTATAATTTTGCTGTACCAGTTAAGAGCATTACCTTGCTTAGACTTTCGGTTGTCTTCAGTTACCTCACCTTCCGCAAATTTAGGTTCTGGCCCGTAGTACTGCATGTCAAGTTCTGTCAAGCGTAACTCATTCGGGTCTGTCACTACACGTTTTCTGCTTCTCTTAGCCACTTCCTATACCTCTTAAATTATAGTTCTTACTTAGTTGACAGAGTATACACGAAAATATTTTTAATATCAACCTCTCATTTACCCAATTCTGTCATTTTCTCCTCGTAAGGATAAGTTACGATAAATATATATATGCCAAGATTAAGTTTATACAGAGAACAGAAACAAAACGACTACCGCTTTTTGGATAGAAATATTGCTGAACAGATGGTTGTGGGTGGTACAGACTTGTACATTCACAAATATGCAGGGCCGTTAGATCAAGGTCCGTCAGCAGACTTTACGCAACCAGAATATAGTGCGATGGATCCAACTAACATACAAGACTTGCTGTTCTTAGAGAACAGAGATAGAAAGTATGAAAAGGATATATATCGATTACGCGGACATTATAGCGTACAAAACTTAGACTTTGATCTCAGTCAGTTTGGATTATTCTTAAGCAATGACACTATTTTTGTTACCGTTCATTATAATGATATGATAGACATTGTAGGAAGAAAGATGATGGTCGGTGATGTCATCGAACTACCTCACTTACTTGATTATGATCCACTGAACGACAACACAACAGACTTTCCCAAGGCACTAAAAAGATTCTATCAAGTTACAGATGCTAACTATGCTAGTGAAGGTTTTGCAATCGATTGGTATCCTCATCTTTGGCGCATCAAATGTGAGAAACTTGTTGACAGCCAAGAATTTCAGGACATTTTACGTGATCCAATTGATAAAGATAATTACTTAGGAGATTGGGACAAGGCTAAAACTTACCCTGCAGGATATGTAATGACATTTGGTGCTAAAAACTATATATCATTACAAGAAGTACCGGCTGGTACTAAACCAGATGCAACTACACCCGATCTATATTGGGCACTAGACACAGGAAGAACTCTGAAAGATGTCTTAGGCCGTTACAATGAAAATATTAGAATCAATGATGCTAACTTAAAAGAAGCGGCACGTATTCTACCGAAAGCAGGTTATGATACATCAGACTTATATGTTGTCCCTGGATATGGCATCTATGAGCAAAACGATGTCCTTTCAAAGAAAGAAAATCAGCCGGCACCTCCAGTAGATATTCGTTCATGGATGCCTGGGAACTCTGCACTATCTTCGACTGGTCAAATTATTACAATGAAAAGTCAGAAGTATAGAAACGAGTCATCTGGTATTAGAATACCAAAAGAAGTTATAGAAGTCATGCAGGCAAAACACAAAGAACATGGTATTGACTTAGTAGCAATGATAGAAAAGTTTGTACAAGCAAACTTATCAATTGCAGTTGAATCACCTGAAATGGGTTCAACTGGCTCAGGTCAATTAGAAGGAACAAAACTTCTTACTGTAAATATTACAGGTCCTGTAACAGGTCCATACGGTACTGCTGATAACACTTACGCAACAGCAGACCAAGATCCAGTAGAGCCTGGCTTTACAGGTACAGAGCCATATGGTCCGAATACAATGGACTATCGTGCTGACTGTGATCCTCGTTTTCAATATATTGCTCGTGCAACTCCAAGAGACTTTGGTTATACAACAGGTTACTTAACTGGCTCGGGCACTCCACCAAACGGTCTGCCAGCTGGAGCAGGCATAACATTCCCTTCAGGGCCTCAAGTTGGAGACTACTTCTTAAGAATTGATTACTCACCTAATGTTTTATATCGTTGGTCAGGTACGCTTTGGCTAAGAGTGAGTGAAGATGTAAGAACTGCTACCGGGTATACAGCACTAGATACTTCGCAACAATCTGGATTTATTAATAACGAGGCGAATATTTATGTAAATAACGATGGGGCAAACGTTACGTCTGCTCAACCGTTAAGTTCGCTATTGAACTTAGCACCAGATAATAACCCACCAAGTGATGGAACATAATGGCACAATATTTTTACGACAATCAAATACGAAGATTTCTTCTACAGTTTTCTAAAATCTTTAGTGGGTGGTATGTCACTCAAGGAAAGGATCCTAACGGAAATAATATACTTGTAAGAGTCCCAATTCAATACGGAGATTCAAGTAGACAAGCATCTACTATCATTGCTAACAACTCAGCATCTAATCTTCCTTCTGCCCCGTTAATTACTTACTTCATCAATGGATTAGAATATGATCAAAGACGAACACAAGAACCTTACTTTGTAGAAAGACAAGATGTGCGACAAAGAAATTATGATTCGACAACTGCTGAATACGGACAAGAGCAAGGGCAAGCATTTACTGTTGAAAAATTAATGCCAGTACCATACACACTTAGATTGCAAGTTGACTTTTGGACAACTAACTATCAACAAAAACTAGAATTGATAGAGCAGTTAGGCACATTATTTAACCCTTCATTAGAAATTCAGAGTACAGATAACTTCGTAGACTGGACATCACTAACGGTTGTATATCAGGATGGATTGACATTCTCATCTCGTACTATACCACAAGGAACAGGTAATCCAATTGATGTTATGTCATGGAAGTTCTACTTGCCCATGTGGTTAACAACATCCTCTAAACTTAAAAAGTATGGCGTTATTAATAAAGTTATCGCTTCTATCTTTGATGGGAAAACACTTGAAGATTTGGAAGACGATGATTTATTAATGGGCACGAGACAAAAAATATCTCCATATGGATATCAAGTATTGTTTATTGGTAACTCACTTCAATTGTTACCTCAAAATATAGGTGAGCAACCATCTAATTTAACATTAGAGACACCGGTTAATCCAGACACTGATCTATACTGGACATCAATTTTAAATATGTATGGTGCATATACTGCAGGCATATCACAGATCACATTAGATAATCCATATATGGATACAGAAATTGTAGGGACAATTGTAGTTGACCCGCTAGATGATCGTTATTTAATTTTTAATGTTGATGCAGATACATTGCCACAGAATACACTAGACCCAGTTACATCAGTTATTAATCCTCAGATTACAGGCCCTAATGCAGGACTACCTGGACCTATTCCGAATGTTAGATATTTGTTAGTAGGTGATATAGCATCCGATACTGCATCATGGGGGACTATTATAGGAAGTCAAACAGGTAAATCAGTATTGCCCGAATCCCAACTTGCTACGACAATGGTTCCAAATGTAAAATATCAAATTGCAAGTGTCGGCACTACAGACTTCAGAAACTATGGAGCCCCGGATAATAACATCGGCACTCAGTTTACAATGAACAATGTACAACCAGTAGGATCTGGAACTGTGTATGCCGTAGTTGAAGCCGGAGCTAATGATATCTTGCAATTCAATGCAGATATTATGACATGGTTTATTGCGTTTGATGCAAGTGCTAATTTAACAGGCCTTGAATACGTTACTAATCTAACAACAGAGATTCAATATCGTTGGGCTGAGACTCCTGCAGACTCTGTACAACCCGGATTGCCTGCTCAATGGATGAAATCATATGAAGGATATTACAACGAAGGTGATTATAGTATAGTTATTTAAAAGGGTCTTAATCACTCACTAAATAACTGTATGATCATTATTAATCAATCTGCTGGAATTTTCTTCTACAGCAAATCTACTGGAAGATCACTCTATCTTTTAAGAAACGAGAATAAGAATCCTACATGGTCTATCCCAGGTGGCAAGATTGAAAAGAACGAAACATTACTAGACGGATTAAAAAGAGAATGTACAGAAGAAATTCAATATTGGGACGATGATTTTAAATTAGTCCCTGTTCAAAAATTTGTCAACAACACATTTGCATATCACACTTTCTTTTGTGAGATCGATAATGAATTTGTACCCATACTTAATGATGAACATTGCGGTTACGCTTGGGTAGGCAGTGACAGATACCCTAAACCCTTGCACCCCGGGCTATTTTCTACTATTAACATTGATAATGTCGTAGAAAAGTTAGTATCTCTTAAAAATCGTTAATCTGAGCGCCTCAGAGACGTTTTAAGACACTTCTTTACTGTATCTACGTAGATATATGTATTTCATTAAGTATGCTCAGAGAACGATTGTCGAGGCGTAAGGCTTATCCAAAAAAAAGAGGACCGAAGTCCCCTTTTCAACATTTTACTGTTTGTTAGTGTGCCATTAAAGACTCTATGCCTGAGTAGCCTAAGCCACCAAGAACAAAACCAGCACCGATAAGCATCCATCTCCACTTTTCTAATCCAGCAATTTTCTTTGCCATCAAATCATGTGAATCCTGATTAGACTGGTTAAAGTCTAATAGCATTTTATGAGTTGATGCATTGCCTTCTTTTATCAAATCAGAATTAGTTTTAATATCTGCTTTGACATCTTGCAGGGCGGTATCAAACTTAGTGTCGAGGTTTTTAAATTCAACTTTCAATACAGCAATATCAGTGTCATATTGCTGTAGTTGTTTCTGTGCTTGAGATTGTGCCATTTAAGTTACCTGTTCCCTTATGCTGAAGGAAGTTTGATGACTGGCTTGACTGAACCAGCTAGTGGAGTACCAGCGATTGTTTCAAACGTTGCCTGCATTCCAGTCTGATCAGCCTGAGTAAGAGGTGAACCACTATCGTTATCGAATGGTAAACCATTAACATCAGATATAGATTCGATGTAAGTAGTTGCCGCATTGTCATATGTACCTTGTATGCTCATCTCACCAGCAAGTAAATCTGCTTGTGCTTTATCAACTAAAGTACAGATACCTGTTCTTGTGCCTGGCCCGTTGCTTATTAAGTATTTTCTCTTACCTTTTTGACGTAAGATGTAAACTGCTTCATCAGCGGCTCCTATAATACCAGATACGCCTGATTTAGTAAATGTTGCTACTGCGTCTAATGTTAATTTTTCAATGTTAGCAGTTGATACAACAGTTGTTGTTGTCAATGCTAATGCTGTTCCACCTCTTGTTGCTGAAACACCGAAAGTTGTTCCACTGTCAATTGTTTTAACAAAGTATGTATTGCCTGCTGATAATCCACCGATCGTTGCCGCAAACCAAATTGGAGCATCTACATCAAATGCCGCTGTTGAAGTTACTGTGATTAGATCAGTTGTTGCATCTGAACTTGCTGTTGCTGTTTCTACAGTGTCTATAGATGCTACAGTACCTAATGGTACATTAACACCGCTAGAAGCATATGTTACTTTACCTGTTCCTGCGCCAGCGCCAGTTGCTACGAATACTTCACCTAAGTTACCGTATACCGCACCTGCCGAGATCCATTGTGCAGAAGTCGTGCCAACTGCTGTAGCAATTACATATGTAACGCCTGTTACGAGAGCACCTACTACGAATGGAGCATTATCTGCCGCCGCGTCAAATGAAAGTTGCTCGCCGACTGCTATGTTAACATCGAAGTCTGCGGAGTTGTTACCGTATACATCAGTTGTTGATGTGTCAAACCAGAAAGCTCCTGGATTAGCAACAGCAATTGCACCATATGCAGTTAACTGTTTACCTGTTTGTCCAGTGTCTCCACCGACTACGCCCATATTCTGAGGGGTGTTTGCTGGGTAACCAATATCAACTTGGTTAAAACTTAAGTTAACACTTCCGCCTGTTGTAGTTGTTAATGTTGGTGATACATGAGGTTGTACTGACCAAGATTTGGTTAATGCTGTAAACGTAGTGCTTGAAAGTACTTCATCTACATAGTAAGTTGTTCCGCCAGTTAATCCACCTACTGTTGAAGCAGGTACAAATCTGTCACCTTGTGTTAATCCAGTAGTAGAATCTACTGTGATCACGTTTGTTGTCGCAGTCGTATCGGATAATACCGCTAGGGCTGAAACCTTTGCTATTTTTAATTTATTCGCCATTTTATTTTTCTCCTAAAGAATTAGTTAAGACGTTCTAGGTCACACGTTCGGTGGGAATATGCACCGCATGAGATTGTTTATTGAGTTTTCGATAAACGAGAACAATCAAATGTATTTATCTTATTGTATAGAATATAGGGATTGGATTAGAGACGGCCGACTGCTATTTCGATTATACCTAGATCAGGACCTGTATGTGCTTGAATCGCTTTACCGATAACAACTCCAGGTTGCATGATTGTCGCTACATTGTGCCAAGCAGTTGCGTGACCATTGCCATCAGAAACCATCAAGTCTCCTTTTTCACAGTGACCAGTTACTTGAGTAGGAACTCGGCCTTGTAGTGCGACTGCGACTTTGTGTCCAGGACAATCTTCGTTCATCATAAATGCTGGTTCAGTTGAAACAACACCTGCAACTCGTGGGCTACATTTTGTAGTAGAAAGAGTGACTTCTTTTTCTCCACCAAAGTCTACAACTTGACCTGGTGAGTATTCTGCATCACCTTCATAGTTCTCAGCCAAATCTGCATAAGTTGCTGATAGACGAGAGCCTGATGAGAGTGACCAATTACCTGTAATAGTACCGGGATTGCTTACACCACCTGTTGTTAACTCATCTGCTTTAAGAGATCCTGATAGAACATCTAAAAGACCAGACACTGTTAATGATGTCAGAGTACCAGTTGATGTTATATTAGGTTGTGCCGCTGTTGAGACTGTTCCAGCAGTCGTTGCTAAAGCAACTGTGCCTGAGACATTTGCACCTGCTACTGCGTTAGCACTTGTAGCATCTGCGGCTAGTGTTGCTAGTGCTACTGTACCACTGACATTTGCACCTGCTACTGCGTTAGCAGTTGTAGCAAAAGCAACAGCACCTGATACGTTTGCACCTGCTACTGCGTTCGCTGTTGCGGCGAACGTTACTTCTCCACTTACATTAGCGCCTGCTACTGCATTTGCTGTAGTTGCAAAACTTACAGCACCTGACACATTAGCACCAGCTACTGCGTTAGCAGTTGTTGCAAAAGCAACAGCACCTGACACATTAGCGCCAGCTACTACATTTGCTGTTGTTGCGAATGCTACTGCTCCAGATACATTTGCACCCTGAACATTAGAAATATTTCCTGCATCACCCGATAAGATACCAGTAAGGTTACCAACAAAGTTATCTGCGGCTACATTATTAGTAAACAATGTATGCGTTGCATTTGCAGTGATCTCTTGTGCACCTAATGTTATAGATGATCCAGACAGATATAAATCTCTAAATCTATTTGTGTTGTTACCTATATCATATGTAACATTTGCATCTGGAGTGATCGCACCGGCGACTTCTAAACTTAGTAATGTACCAAGACTAGTTACGTTTGGTTGTGCGGCTGTTGCTAAATCACCTGTGAATGTTGATGCGGCTATATCATAAGTTGCCGCTAAATTACCTAATGCTAATTTTGCATTGGCTGTATCAAAGATATAACTTCCACTCACGTTTAATGCTTTATTGCCTGCGGCTGATGTGCTTACTAATGCAGGGAAATAATTACCTGTAGTTAAATTAGCGACAGAGCCGAAATCGGATACATTAGCATACGCAACACTTAAGTTTGCCACACGTGTTGTAGACGATACAACAATTGGAGTTGTACCTGTTGCTACATTTGAAATTAGTCTGGATGATGTAACTGATCCTGTGCCGTTTAAGTTACCTACGTTTGCATTACCATTGACAGTGAGAGTTTTCGATGCACTAAAGTCCCAAGTAAAATCTCCGTCACCTTCTTCAACACCTGAGTTATTGTATTGAACACTTGTGTTACTACCTGATGCCGCTGATCCGCCTGATCCGCCACCTACTGATGCAACTGCTCTACCACCTACACCATATACATTTGCTGTTAGCCCTGTTGTAGTGGCTAATTGTTTTTCAGGTCCTGCTACACCATTTGCAAATACAGTATCAGAAACTGTAATTGTTGTGCCAGTTGGTTTTGCATTAACGTAATAAGTGTTTGATGTGTTTAACTCAGAAGTTGACATATCACCTGTAAATCTTACAGGAATGTTTAATGCGAAAGGGGCAGAATTACCAACAGTAACTTGCTTCGCAACTGGATCTGCGGTTCCTGTTACACTCGTAAATGAATAAGCAGTAAATGCTGAAGTATCTACAGGAGTTGTTAATGTTGTATCAGAATATAATGAGAATGTGTTTGCTGTTAAAACGTTAGCATAATATGTGGCACCGTTTAATTCAGTCATGCCAACTGCATCAGTAATTGTAACTTCTTGTCCTGATGTTAAAAAGTTCTCTGCTGTTGAAGTAATGACACCAGGATTAGCCTGAGATACATCTTCGATGTATGCTGTGATCGATCCTTTAGGAGTCCAAGATAGATTACCTAGACCATCTGTTTCAATTGTATATCCAATTGAACCACCGTCAATTTTAACCTCATTGATAACACCCAAGTCGATCAGGCCACCTGCAGAACCGCCTTTGTTAACCCAGTTGTCACCGTCATATGCAAGTACTTCGCCATTAGCGACAGCATTAGAGATGTTTAAATTTCCAACAGCACCATCGATCTGACTAAAAGTAATATCTGAATAAGAAGTTAGTACTTCGATGTTTTCTAGACCGCTAGTAGTTTTACCTATGAAGACTCTTTTCGCATCACTGGCAAAACCGATTTCTGCTTCGTCTAATTGTGGTAAGTCAACTAAGTTACCGGCCCTTTGTTGAATTTTAGAGATTTGTATAATGCTCATAAGTCTAATCTTTTCCTTTGATTATACTTATTTATCATTGATTTTAAATCATTGACTAGAATTTTCTTCTTTTGTTTCTAGGAAGCATTTAAGACATATAAACCCATGATCTTCATGCCAAAAATAACTTTGAGTTATTGGCGAATTGCATTTATGACAGAATTCTGTCTGGAGATTCAACTAGACAAACTTTGTATAGTATTCCTCTAACTTCTTTAACCACTGTTGATGATACTTGTCGAACTCGTTACCTTCAACGATAAACTCTTGGTATTCAAAGTCTTTACTACACATAAAGATAACACCTTTCTTAATATTTGTGCCGTAGAGTTCATTATGAGCATCAGCATAAGCAGTCATTTGAATAAAGTAATCATCAATCCATTCACGTTTCTTAGGTCTATTCGTCTGCTTGTGATCCATGATTGCTTCGTCACCGTTATGCACTCCTACTAAGTCAGTAGTACCTGCATAGATTTGAGGGAAGTATAATGTTACTTCAGTTCCCCAAAATTCTTCACAGTTAACTAATCCTTTATCAATGATTTCTTGTGCCATAATATGACTTTGTTTGCTGTATGGGTTTGATCCGTACTGTCCCATGTCGCCAGTATCACTTAGCACATAGTTCTCTAACCATTTATGCAT